TTTAAATGGGCCTGCTGGTAATGCATTTTTTCTACTGTCACGAGCAGCAGATTTTGCAGAACAGTTAGGATTGGATGGTGACGCAATTCAAGATGAAATGACTGATGGTGATTATGAAAACCTTATTTCTGTGTTCACTAAATATTTTGGAGATTACGTTACATTGGAGCGATAAATGACAGCGATTGAACATGCCATTTTGGCAACATCAATACTTGCAGCTTTCTTTTACTACGGAAAGTATTTGGGTAAAAGGCAAGTTGTAGAAGAGATTATAGAACATACCCTTGATACTTTGGAAAAGGGTAATTATATAAAAGTAAAATATCATGGCAACTCAAAAGAAAAAGAATTAATACCTCTTGACAGTCAGTCATAAATTTGGTATTATAATATGTTGTTCGTGATTCGGAGGTTTAATTGGTAATGACATGATTTACGAGACTTTAGATGAGGCCATTGCGGCCGCAAAAGAGATGTGTCAAGCATTGGACACATATGTAAAAATCACTAAGTGTACGACAGGATATGAATTATTTGGAACTGGTGATTTTGTATTGGAGATTAAGGAATGAATAAATTACTTAGCATAGTAGCAATTTCTAGTTTGGTTGGTTGTCATCCAGCACTTGCACATGATTCACAAGATCATTATAAAAGTGTGACAAAACGTACACCAATTACATACCAATCTTGTGAAGTTGTAGATGTTCCTATCTATGGACAAGCAGGCGGTGGTGCCTCTGGTGCAGATGTTCTTACTGGTATCATTGTCGGTGGTTTACTTGGTAAGGGTGCATCTGGTAATGATAAGGGTGCAGCTGCTGGTGCAGTTATTGGTGGTATGATTGCCGCTGATAAAAAGAAAGGTAATCAACAGATTATTGGTTATCGACAACAACAAGTTTGTAAAGATGTTACAACATACGATGAAAGTAGACACACCGTCTATAGTCATTCAACTGTTACCTTTACACACGAGGGAAGAACCTATACCCTAAGATTTCAAAAATAGGTACAGTTGGGTTATATCTGCCCTTAGCTCAGCTGGATTAGAGCAACAGCCTTCTAAGCTGTGGGTCGTAGGTTCGAGTCCTACAGGGCAGGCCAACTATGAGGAAAATATGTATAAAAAGAGAAAAGAAAAAGAAACAAACCAAGGCGGATTAACAGTTACAGTTCGTAACAATGATGTTAATGGTGCATTGAGAGTTCTTAAAAAAAGACTTATAAAAGATGGTTTATTTCAAGAACTACGAGAACGTGCTTACTTTGAAAGTAGAGGAACAAAGCGCAGAAAGGCAAAAGCTGCAGCTACTCGTAGGTTCAAACGTAAAATGTTAAAACGACAAGAAGAGATGGGATACTAGAATGGTTGTGACTTGTCCTAAATGTTCAACGATTTATGATGAGGAAACGTACTCTAGTTGTCCTAGATGTCGAGAACAACAAGATTTTGATAATGGGCCTTGGAAAAAGGATAGGTGATATGGCACAACGTAAAAAAATTGAAAGTGATAATACAATTCCAAAACCTCGTAAGAGAAGGAAACCAATGTCTGCTGAACAGAAAGCAGCTGCATCGGAACGTCTTGCCATAGCTCGTGAGAAACGACTAAAAGAAAATCCCCCAGAATATAAATCAGTTCATCCAGACGTTCTTGCTCGTCCAGATACCGATCCTTGGAATCATAAAAACGTCAAGAGATGGATTAAGACACAAAGAGAACTTCTTGCAACAGAACGTAAGAATGTTAGGCAGAATGTTAAAGGTGCTATCGCTAAGATGAAATCCCACGAGGGATATGTTTCTAATATGGAACGATATCTAAAAACTGGAATATGGTTAGATATGTTTTGGGGTGAGTACCAAGAGAAAAAATGTAGAAGTGTTTGTCATGTGATGGCGTATCATCCAGACGGTACACCGAAAAGAACTGTTGGAACATGGTATCCAGATATTGGATGTGAGTGGACAAGGGAAATGGAAAATGACTAATGATAATGAACCTGATAGTAACATTATAAAATTTCCCAAGAAGAATCCAAAGATTGGAATAGTGGTTGATAATAAGGCCCATGAGATTCGTGAGAATATTATCTTTACTGAAAATCTATGTGAAGCTTTAGTAGTAAACATGATACACAATATGTCAGAAAACGGCATGAATGTAGACAATGAAACTTTTATTAGAGATACTTCTTTTTTGATAGAACTGGTAAAGTCTACAATCTACAGAGATTTGGGTATGATACATCCACTTCAAGATTTAGTTGAAACACTAACCACTGTTACAAAAGATGAAGGTGGTGTAGCCTATGATGTTGACATAGAGGGTGTAGCAAACCTTATAAAAGAAATAGATAAACCTATTGACAACTAGTGATTTTTAATATACTATATAATACTATGAAAAAGGTGAATACATGATACTAGTTGATATGAACCAAGTCACAATCAGTAATCTTATGATGCAGATTGGTTCTAAAAGAAAAAATGATGTTGATGAAAATCTGGTTCGCCATATGGTTTTGAACTCACTTAGAATGTATCGTTCTAGGTTTAGTGAAGAGTATGGAGAACTTGTTCTTTGTTACGATAGCAAAAAGTATTGGAGAAGAGACTACTTTCCAAACTACAAATCAAATCGTAAGAAGGACAGAGAAGCTTCAGGATTAGATTGGAATCTAATCTTTGAAACACTCAATAACATTCGTGACGAAATTAGAGATAACTTCCCATATAAAGTTTTAGAAGTAGAAGGTGCAGAGGCAGACGATTGCATTGCAGCTATCGTTGAGCATATTTCTGTAACACCTAATGCTTTTGAAAAGGTATTGGTTCTTTCTGGTGATAAGGACTTTATCCAATTACAGAAACACAGTTTTGTAAAACAGTACTCGCCTGTGTTGAAGAAGTTTGTAAATGGACAAGACCCTCACCTATATATAAAAGAACACATACTAAAAGGGGATAGGAGTGATGGTATACCAAACTTCCTATCATCAGATAATACTTTTGTAGATGAGTTGCGTCAGAAGCCTCTAGCAAAAAAGAAACTGGTTACTTGGGTAGACTTAGAACCAGAGGATTTTTGTACTGAGGAAATGTTGAGAAACTATCAACGCAACAAAACATTGATTGATTTGGATTGCATTCCAAGTGACTTGAAAGCCATAATTCTGGAAGAATTTCAGAAACCGCCTAGAGGAGAAAGATCAAAACTACTAAATTATTTTATTAAAAAGAGATTGAAAAATCTTATGAATGACATTGGAGATTTTTAATATGGCAGAATCCACATACACACCTCTACTATCTGAGGTTCTAAAGAAAGTGCATAATGCAAAAACAAAAGATAAGAAAGTTGCAATCCTAAAAGAATACGATTGTGACCCACTACGAATGATAATCAAATCATCATTTGATCCTAAAATGGAATGGTTGATTCCAGAAGGAGAAGTTCCCTTCAAACCAAATGATGCAGAAGAAGGAACAGAACATACAGTACTACGCAGAGAAGCAAGGAAACTATATCGTTTCTTGAAGGGTGGAGATAATACCCTATCTGGATTCAAACGTGAGAATATGTTTATTCAAATGTTAGAAGGACTTCACAAATCCGAAGCACAGGTAGTAATTGATGCTAAGGATAAAAAATTACACCAGACATACAAGGGATTATCAACAGCAGTTGTTAAGGAAGCGTTTGGCTGGAATGATGAATTTATGAAACAATAATAAGGAGAAGATATGAGTTTTGAATTCGATTTTACTAAGGAGCATCTTGACGAAATCATATCTGCTGATGCTGATGATTGGTATGATGCACTGTGCGAACTGTTACCAAAATATGGTATCACAACAGAACGTAGAGTTGCACATTTTTTAAGTCAGTGTGCCCACGAATCTGGTGGGTTCAAACGATTAGAAGAAAATCTAAACTATAGTGCAAAGGCGCTTCGTGCAGTCTTTGGACGATACTTTGGTGACTCGCCTAAACGTGATGCAGATGAATATCATCGTCAACCAGAAATGATTGCGAACTATGTGTACATGGATGAATATCGTAAGTACAAAATGGGCAACGTCAATGAAGGTGATGGTTGGTTGTTTAGAGGCAGAGGCCTAAAGCAATTGACAGGGCGTCATAACTACACCAAGTTTGGTGAAAGTATTGATATGAGTGCAGAACAGGCAGCAGAGTATGTTGCAACACCAGCTGGTGCGATTGAATCTGCATGTTGGTTTTGGGATACAAATAATCTGAATGATATCGCTGATACAGATAATGTTGTGAAAATGACTAAAAAGATCAACGGTGGTAATATTGGATTAGAGGATAGACAAAAACGATACTCTCATGCAATGGAAGTACTAGGTATGAGTGTAGAGGATTTAGGTGCAGACGATAGTTCTGTAGAGGATATCCTTGACGATATTGGTGTTCTACGAAAAGGTGCAAAGGGCGAAGGTGTCAAACTTATGCAAGAAGCATTAGGTATTGGTGCAGACGGAGACTTTGGGCCAGGCACAGAACGTGCATTAAAAGAGTGGCAGTCAGCAAATGGGTTGGTTGCAGATGGTGTGGCAGGGCCTGCTACATTTGAAAAACTTTTTGACTAAAACTTATTGACTCTATGGTATCTTAGTGGTATTATAGAATCATTGGTGAGGGGCAACATCCTTTCTCTCTCAACTCTCTCAATAGAGTTGCTTCTCACCAAACTTAGGCGGATGTCGTATAATGGCATTACCTTAGATTTCCAATCTAATGACGAAGGTTCGATTCCTTCCATCCGCTCCAAATTATTTC